ACTGTATTAACTCCAATTATAGCAGCTAACTTAGAAGAGGAGCAAATGGTGCTTACAAACTGGATTCTTGCAGCAGTAATAATAAGAAACTTTTACTTGTATGAAGAGGCTTCAGAATGCAGAGATTTTAATTACCATCATATTACAGGCGTAAATGTATCGTGCTAAATAAAGTTATCACAATAGTACTGTTTATGGGATTGCTTATATGGAATCCTGGTGTCATGCAAAGAGTCGAACTAATTGGTTACGACTACTTAATCATGAATACCGAACCAGTACAGAACGAGAACATTCTGATAGTTGATCTTGATGAAGATTTTCTACAGACTTATGGCGGATGGCCGTTACCTAGGTCAGTGTTTGGTGACTTAATCACTACTACACAGGCCGTACCAGGTTTTACAATCTTGATGCCAAACCCCGACATTCGTGGTAAAGATTATGATAATTACTTTGCTATGCGAATGCAATACATACCAACAGTCCTTGCTTCAGCAGCATCGACACAAGTAACTGGGACAAACCCTCATGTAGGTACTGCTCAGTTAGGAGAGGACCCATTACCATGGCTATTCGAACTACCAGGAATTTTACCTACCGCGTCTACGCTGGAGTCAAAAACAAAGGGAATCGGAGTAGTAACCGCTACGCCGGAAATAGACGGGGTTACTCGTCGCATTCCCCTAGTCGTAAACGTGCAGTCAAAACTCTACCCGAGTTTCGCCTTGGAACTCTTAAGAGTCGCCGTAAACGATCCTTCGTACCAGCTAAAAACAACACCAGAAGGTATTGATTGGATAAGAATCCCAAACTACCCACTGATGAATACAGATGCGAATGGTCGTATCTTTTTAAATTGGAATACGAAGTTTTACAAACAAAGCGGACTGGAGTTTCTTAAGAAACCAATAGAAGCTCCGTTCGTTATATTCGGCACGACTGCAGAGGGTATAACTAACCCAGTGCCGACCCCTGCGGGGGCTAAATACCCACACGAAATCCAAGCGAACATTCTACACAATCTAATTACAGGAACCGCACCTAGCCAACCAACTTGGGCTACAGGAGCAGAAATCATCGCAACACTACTAGCACTGATAATACTTGCTTTTGCATCAAGGTCAGTCTGGCTTTCCGTTCCCGCACTATTACTGATAACTGGAGGAAGTTTATATGGAGCCTGGCATCTATATAAATCTTCTTACTTGCTTGACGTTAGTGGAATCGTAATTATATCCGTTCTCTTTTGGAGTATTCATACCTTTCTGAGTTTCCTATCGGAGTATCAACAGAAACTTCGAATCAAACAACAATTTGGGACATACGTTAGTCCCGACTTAGTAAAAAAATTACAGGACGACCCAACATTACTGAGATTGGGTGGGTTAACTTCACGACTCACTTTTCTTTTTTCTGATATACGAGGATTTACCCCGATTTCGGAAAAATACCAAAAGAATCCACAAGGACTTACGAGCCTCATTAATCGTTTCCTTGATAATCAGACTGAGATTATTCTCAAGCATGGGGGAACAATAGACAAATATATGGGAGATTGCATCATGGCATTTTGGGGAGCGCCGTGTCCAGACGAGAATCATGTCGAAAATGCAACAAAGGCAGCTCTCGAAATGAGAGTGGCATTGGAGGAGTTAAATGAAAAACTCAGAGAAGAAGGCTTGGATGAGATTAATACAGGAGCGGGAATCAACACCGGGGACTGTGTCGTTGGAAACTTTGGCAGCAGCACTCGCTTTGATTACAGCGTTCTTGGTGATAGCGTCAATTTGGCTGCTAGACTAGAATCTAGCTGTAAAGAATATGATGCTGACTTAATTATATCTGAGCACAGTTTAGTAGATGGTTATGATTATGAGTTTCTTGACGAGGTAACTGTAAAAGGTAAGTCAGAACCTGTAAAAATCTATACCATACGAAAATAGTACTTGACATCAGGTTGGTAATTTGATATAATTATCATGTATTTAATACAAAAGTTAAGAAAAGGGAGTAACAAATGGACGCTGAACAAGTGGCAAACGATCTAGCTAGGCATGAAGCAGTCTGCGCGGAGCGATGGAAAACTGCATTTAACCGCTTTGACGACATGGATAATAGCTTAAAGCGTGTAGAAACAATACTGATTTCTGCAGCTGGTGGGGTTATTGTCGGAGCAGCAACCGTCATATTTACAATATGGAGTATGCACTCATAGGAGAAAACAATGGAATTAGATTATTCTAAAAAAGATATAACAAAAGCACCTAAAATGAAAAAGGTAAAAACAGAAGTACCTGAAGGTGTAGAACTTTATGAAAAAAGAGGACTATGGCATCTAAAAGGAGATGGAATAGACCACCAAATATTTAAAACTAAACAGGAAGCACTTACATGGCTAACGAAATAAAAGAAGCCTTGAAAAAGGCAGTGGAGCACTCAGAAGAAAAGAATGAGTCTCCAGAACTTACTAGCAGAATGAAAAGATTACTTGCTAGAAAGAAAAATTTAAAGAGAAGATCACACAACCCTAATCGTAAAAGAACAAGATGATCGATAAGGAAAGACTTGCTAAAGAGTATGTCTGGGTTCATGAAAACACTACTACAATGAGTGGTAGAACAACAGTAAAGAACAAAGATATAATTAAGAAAGTTATAGACAGAGTAAATCCTGTCAATGTTTTAGACTTTGGTTGTGGTAAAGGTTGGCAGTACACTCGACAGAATGTACACGAAGATTGGGGTATACCAATGCCAACACTATACGATCCTTACGTAGCTAAGTATAATAAACTAGCAGGATATAAATGTAACTTTTTCGATTTAGTACTATGTGTAGATGTGATGGAACACATACTACCAGAAGAAGTCGATAGTGTACTACACTCAATATTCTTTTTAGGAAACTCTGTGTATTTTCATATTGATACTAAACCAGCAATTAAAAAGTTTAGTGATGGTACTAATTTTCATGTAAGTCTACATAACGAAGAATGGTGGACTAATAAATTAAATGAGTATGGAACGAATTGGTACGCGGACTTCGAATAAAAAGTCACATAAAGAAAGATTAAAGATTTGTGAACAGTGTCCAAACTATAGTAAGTTTTGGAAAACTTGTAAGATTTGTCACTGTTTTATGCCCCTCAAAACAAAACTACGATGGGCTGAGTGTCCAGACGAGCCACCTCGTTGGACTTAGGGAGATGAAGTATGCCAAGAGGCAAAGGAACTTACGGCTCTAAAAGAGGCCGACCAAAGAAGAAAGGAAAAGGTAAAAAGAAAAAAGGTATGAGCGGACTCAAACCTTGTTTATCTGCAGCGCAGAAGAAATTACCAAAAGCTTTACAGTCAGGAATTCGTAAAAGAAACAAACCCTGCAAGTAGTTTACCGAGGAGGTGATCAACAATTTAGGATTGGATGACCTTATACTAAACGCAAAAGCATGATATTATATCATGACACGGAAAAATATCGAGGGGTCTCCAATCCGCCCTTCTACAAAGAATTATGCAAAAAACACCATATCAAATAGCAAGAGCATTTTACAACGATAACGCAGTTCCAAATGATAGGGAAGTGCCAGTGTTGTATGGTGACTTATTCTCTAGAAGAGGAAATACTAGATTCTTCAAAAAAGAAACATGGGAAAAATTAGAAGGACAAAGCAGAACTAACCAACAAGCTATAGGTTTACAACCGTTCTGTATCTGGGCTGATGCACATACAATTAGCGTTCGTAATGAAGTAATAACGATCACTCGAGACGCAAATAACAACGCACAGTCATTTCAATTTGGACATGACACTTTCAATACCATTTGTGTTAAGAATTTAGACGAAGCAAGAAAATTAGAAAATAATGACGGCCTGTTTGGCGGTTTATATGTTGTCGATTACAGTTGTAAAAAGCTGTATAGATGCACAGTGAAGATAGAGCATAAAACTCGACTCGAGAGGATCTTAAATACTTATGTTACTGGGTTACCTTGGTTTTTTAGCCATGGAAACAAAGTGAATAAGGAAGGTCTGTGGAGAGGTCAATTAGACACTTTGCAGGATAATCCAGGTGGCCAAGGCTACTAGGACGCGTATACATCGCAAGGAGTACTTTTTAGTACGATAGGAGATAAGTATGTTAGGATTCTTTGAATGGCTCCAAGCATGGATAGCAGTATTACCAACAATAGTAATGATCTGTTCTCTAATAGCAGCTTTAACTCCAACCCCTATAGATGACGGTTGGATGAAGAAAGTCTATAAACTAGTTGACTGGTTTGCCTTAAATGTTGGCAAAGCGAAAGATAAATAAACATTTCGGGGGTATAGTGGGCTGAAACGCCCACTATGCATTGAGGAGATTCAATGGCAAGAAAAAGAAGAAAGGCCGCTAAGAAAAGGCCAGTACCTACAAACCCTACTCTTTATGCAAGAGTAAAAGCACAAGCAAAGAGAAAGTTTAAGGTATACCCATCAGCATATGCTAATGGATGGCTAGTAAAAACTTACAAAGCCAAAGGCGGAAGGTATCGTATGGGTACTGGACGTAAAAGAAGGAAGTAATGGCAAAACCTAAAGGTGGACTAACAAAATGGTTCAAAGAAGGTTGGGTAGATATTTCTCGTAAGAGAAAAGGAGGAGGACATCCTCCGTGTGGAAGAAAATCCGCACGAAGTAAGGGAGGCTATCCCAAATGCGTACCAGCTAGTAAAGCTCGAAGAATGACTTCGGCGCAGAAACGATCTGCAGTAACACGCAAGAGGAGAGCAGGTAATCCTGGTGGCAAACCTAGAAACGTATCAACCTTTGTTAAACGAAAAAGAAAAACAACACGAAGAAGGAGAAGGTAAATGAACAGTCGCACACTAGCTAAAAAGTTTGAAATGACTCAACAGCTTTCGGCGATTGAAAAAACCGTGGCTACTGTAGTAATAACAAGACGCAGAGCCCTCTCCCAATTAGTAAAAATGAAAAATTACGCAACTATGCAGGAGTGTAATTTTCGGGATAAGCAAATTAAAAAGCTTATAGGAGAAAGAAATGGCTAGAACAGGTTCATTTTTAAGCGGCCCTACTGGTGTACATGGTACTCAGAAGATTCGTAAACATAAACTAAAAAGAGGACTAACCAGAGATTTGAATGCAGCAGCAGGAACTTTTGTTAATACAAAAAGCCCGTTGTCTAGCTCAGCAGGATTTTATGGTGCAGCTCCAAAGGCAATTGGTCCAAGATTTGGTAAAACACTAAATCCAAAAAGAGCAACCTTTGGCAAAAGGTCAGCAGGAAGAATACTACCTAGACGAGGAAGATAATGTTAAAATACACTGAGAACGCACTATCAAAAGAACGCTGTCAACAGATAATAAACTCTGTTGAAAGCTGGGAAGATGATATATATAAAAGAGATATAAACTTTGATGTTGATGCACAGAACATGACAAAAGATGAGCTGGAAGCAAATACTGTCGTTCTCAAAAAAGGTGGCAGAGGCAGAAGCGTACAGCAATCTGAATTAAGTTGCTTTGATACTTGGGACGGTTTACCTGTCTACAGAAGTAAAGTAATGAAGTATGAGGAAGGAGATTTTACCAATCCTCACAGAGATAGTATGTGGATGTGCCAGAGTAATTATTGGAAAGAAGGAACTAACAAAACTGCAAAAGATATTGTTATTATTCCTTTAAATGATGATTATGAAGGTGGTAATCTTTCACTAGGTAAGAATAAAGAGCAACCTTTAGAACAAAAAGTTGGTCAAGCTATACAGTTTCCACAAGACGGCTTAGAAATAAAAGCTAAATGGTGGCACGGTGTAGATAAAGTGACCTCAGGGACAAGATACGCACTAGTATTTTGGAATTTTAGAGACTAATATGCCCCGTAAGCGCGACCCAAGACTCAAAAGAGCAGGTGTCAGAGGATTCAACAAGCCCAAAAGAACCCCTAGCCACAGAACCAAGTCACACATAGTAGTGGCAAAAGTTGGAAATAAAATTAAAACTATTCGTTTTGGACAAAAAGGAGCTAAAACAGCAGGGAAACCTAAAGCTGGAGAGTCTCGTAGAATGAAGATGAAGCGTAAGAGTTTTAAGGCTAGACATAGAAGAAATATTGCCCGAGGCAAGATGTCAGCAGCATACTGGGCAAATAAAGTTAAATGGTAGAAAGGAGAAAATATGGGATTACCCACAACTGACGGAAGAAAAGTATGGTTAGATGAAAGTCAAATTCATGCACATAATTTTTTAGCAAAAATGTTAGAGGTAGCAGATAAACGAAACCTCTCATCATCAGAAAAAAACTTAAAACAGATGTCAGCCTCCTTTTTATACCTTTACGAAAAAGCCAAAGAGGCGGGTCTTCTCGATGACGAAGACGATACATTATTATTTTTCAACGAGACAATACATTGATAACCATTAGCAGAAAAGATGTCCTTAGTGATGAACTAATGACATTTGATGAAAGAAAATTTATAAAGTTACCTATTAATGGTTACATGGACTTACTAGGCGTTCAGCCTAATTCATCACAAACAGCGTTGATCAACGCTATAAACAACCCCAAATATAGATTTGTATGTGCTGCGATTTCTCGTAGGCAGGGCAAAACTTATATTGCAAATATCATAGGACAATTAATCACATTAGTACCAGGTTCTAATGTTTTACTTATGTCGCCTAACTACTCTTTATCACAAATCTCATTTGATTTACAAAGACAACTGATTAAACACTTTGATTTAGAAGTTACTAGAGATAATGCAAAAGATAAAGTTATTGAGCTATCAAATGGCTCAACAATTCGTATGGGTTCTGTTAACCAAGTAGACTCTGTGGTAGGTAGAAGTTATGATCTCATCATATTTGATGAAGCTGCTCTTGTTGATGGCAGAGATGCTTTCAATGTAGCACTAAGACCTACACTAGATAAAGAAAACTCTAAAGCTATATTTATCTCAACTCCACGGGGTAGAAATAATTGGTTTGCAGAGTTTTGGCATAGAGGATTCAGCGATGAGTTCCCAGAGTGGGCTTCAGTACGAGCAACTTATCACGAAAATCCTAGATTATCACAAACAGATATTGACGAAGCTAAAAAGACGATGTCAGAAGCTGAATTTAATCAGGAATATATGGCTGACTTCAATGTTTTTGAAGGTCAGGTATGGGCATTTAATCATGAAACACAGATTGCAGATTTATCCGAACTAGAAACTGGAAGAATGGATATTTTTGCAGGAATGGACGTAGGGTACAAAGATCCTACAGCTTTCTGTGTGATTGCGTATGACTGGGACGCAGATAAATACTATTTAGTAGACGAATATTTAGATAGTGAACGAACTACTGAACAGCATGCAATAGAAATTAACAAACTTATAATTAAGTGGGACATAGACTACATTTACATAGATTCTGCAGCTCAACAAACAAGATTTGACTTTGCACAAAACTATGATATTAGCACTATTAATGCCAAAAAGTCAGTACTAGATGGCATCGGAGCAGTAGCAGGTATAGTAGATAATGACCAACTTTTCGTTCATCAAGGTTGTAAAGAATCATTACTTTGTTTAGACCAATATCAGTGGGATCCAAATCCAAATCTATTAAAAGAAAAACCTAAACATAACTATGCGTCTCACATGGCAGACGCGATTCGATATGCACTCTATTCGTTTGAAACAAGTGCCACTACCTTTTAATTATACCTATCAAAAATAGTTCTTGACATGAGCTAAAATTTTTGTTACAATTCTAATATACAAGTAGGTTTATGACTTTAAAAAGAGATTTAGTTAAATATGTTCGTGACAAGGCCAAGTCTAAATATAAAAAAGAGACGGAATGTTACATCTGTGGAAGTACAGAGAATCTGGACTTTCATCACTATAACGGACTAACTGAATTACTTGAATGGTGGATGAAACAAAAAAATATCACCATTAAGACAGAAGAAGAAATACTAGCACTTCGTGAAGATTTCATAAAAGAAAACGAAGACGAAGTTTATAACCAAGCTGTTACTTTATGTCATATGCACCACCTGAAACTGCATAACATATATGGAAAACGACCAAAGTTATTAACAGCAAAGAAACAACAACATTGGGTGGATATACAGAGACAAAAATATGGCATGGTACGATAGATTTTTAGGCAGAGATAAACAGGAAAAAGAAAATCCTGCACAATATGTGATTTCCCGTGATGAGGGAATGACTATTGATAGCCGTGAAAATATTATAACTTATCGAAATGCTTACGAATCATTAGAAGTGGTAAATAGAGCGGTCAACATGATTGTGGATGATTCAGCTGAAGTACCATTTGATGTAGGAGAAAAGATAATAGGTGTACAACCTATAAAGAAAGACATAAGAAGAAGTAGAGTAGACTTACTACTAAATAAAGAACCAAATCCATTTCAAGATGTAAGCACATTTAAAAGAAATCTTTTGATAGACTTACTGATTGATGGAAATATCTTTGTTTATTTTGATGGTAGACATCTCTATCATCTTCCAGCAGATCACATGACTATACATAGTGACGAGAATACTTACGTAGAGAAGTATACTTATGACCACAGTATAGATTATAGTCCTTCAGAAATTATACACATAAAAGAAAACAGTTTTAACTCTATTTATAGAGGAGTACCTAGACTCAAACCAGCTCTTAGAACTATGCAGTTACTATCGAGCATGAGAAGATTCCAGGATAACTTCTTCAAGAATGGAGCAGTGCCAGGATTGGTACTGAAATCACCAAACACACTCTCTGAGAAAATCAAAGAGAGAATGTTACAGGCTTGGGTTGCAAGATACAATCCACAGTCTGGTGGAAGACGACCATTATTTTTAGATGGTGGTTTAACAGTGGAAAACTTAACAGAAGTTAATTTTAAGAACTTAGACTTTCAAGATGGCATCGCCACTAATGAAAAGATAATACTTAAAGCGTTAGGTGTACCACCAATTTTGATGGATAGCGGTAATAATGCAAATTTACGACCAAACCATAGATTATATTATTTAGAAACCATACTACCAATCACTAACAAGATTAGGTATGCTTTCGAGAGATACTTCGGTTTCAAACTTGATGAGAATGTGTCTGGAATTCCAGCACTTCAACCAGAGTTAAGAGACCAAGCAAGCTACTATGCTACACTTGTGAACTCAGGTATTATGACACCGAATGAAGCAAGGGAGGCATTAAGACTTGAAGAAATCTCAGGATTTGATAAACCAAGAGTTCCTGCGAATATCGCAGGTTCAGCCGCAAATCCCGAAGAAGGTGGTAGGCCACAAGAGACCCCACCAAGCGAGGAGCAAGAATGACAAAAGACATGATGGTAAAGGCTTTATCCGATTTCATAGCCAGCAAAGGCGTTGAAACTATGGATTTAGTAACCTATAAAAGTTTTGGCAACGATGTACCTGTTAAAGACTTTATGCTTAAAAGAGCATTTGGTTCTTGGAATAGAGTACTGTCAGTTGTTAAGAAAAGATATCCTGTCCAAGTAGCAGTTGCAAAACCTAAGGTAAAGGAAGTTAAGAAACCTGCACCTAAGAAAGCACCTGTAAAAAAGGAAGTTAAAGATGTCAAAAAATAACGAAAAGATATATCAATGGACTAGCACTTTTAAATCATTAGGTGAAACTGATGATGGCGGAGTTAATATCAAAGGGTCTGCAAGTACAAACGGACTAGATAGAGCTGGAGATATTATCGAATCAGAAGCGTGGATGAAAGGCGGATTGGAAAACTATAAAGGTAATCCAATTATTCTTTTTAACCATGATTACAATAAACCAATTGGTAGAGCCAGTGGTTTAGAAGTAACCGATAAAGGCTTAGAGATAACTGCAAAGATATCTAAAGCTGCCGGCGATGTAACTCAATTAGTTAAAGATGGAGTCCTTGGAGCATTTTCTGTTGGTTTCAGATGCAAGGATTCAGAATATATGACTGAAACCGATGGATATAAAATAAAAGATGCGGAGCTTTTTGAAGTTTCAGTAGTCTCAGTGCCTTGCAACCAAGGGGCAACCTTTGGATTAGCAAAATCATTTGATTCTATGGAAGATTACAGAAGCTACCAGAAAGAAATTTTACAGGCTAACTCAACCGCAGCAGCAGACGCTGTTAAAATTGAGCAGCCAAGCGAGGAGAAATCCTCATCAACGGAGACTGATATGTCAGAAGAAAGAAAATCTCCTGAAACTTCAATCGACCTTGAAGCATTTGCAAAAAAAGTAGCAGAAGATACTGCGACTAAAATTGCAATGAAGCAAGCCGAAGCAAAGGCAGCTGAAGTAAAGCAAGTACAAGAGCAGGCTGAAAAGCTAGCTCAAGTAGAAGCTGAAGAAAAAGCTGCTCAAGAAGCAAAACAGGAAGAAACAAAGACTATAGTGGAAGCAGGTTTAACAGGAGCTGAAAAGCTAATGAACGACCTAGAAACTAGAGTCAATGAAAAGAATGAAGATCTGAAAACAGTTGTCGATTCCCTTGAAAAACAATTAGCAGAAAAATCTGAAGAAATCATGAGTATTCGTGATTCTAAAAGACATTTTGCTGATAGACAAGGAAACGGTAATTGGAAGAAGGAATTCGAAAACGATATTATTGATGCAAAATTTGCTGGTTTAGCTACTGGGAAAGGATGGGACAATGACTACTCAAAATCAATTATGCAAAAAGTGAACGAACACTCAGGTGTTCAAGTATCTTCAGCAGACTTTGAGCAAATCGTTTCAACAAATATTGAAAGAGATATTCAAAACGAGCTAGTCTTAGCGCCTCTATTTAGAGAAATTGCTATGACTTCTGCTAATATGATTATCCCAATCATGCCAGATGCTGGTTATGCTGAATTTGCTTCAGCTCAAACAGCTTCAGGTAGTTCACCACATGGTAACTTAGCCCAAAGAGGCGACACATTAGGTTCACCTTACGGTGGTGTAGACTTAGCTGAAAGAACACTTTCAACAGTTAAGTTGATTTCACAATCATACTTAGGTAATGAGACTGAAGAAGATGCAATCATGCCAATACTTCCTTTAATTAGAGAGTCAATGGTAAGATCACACGCAAGAAGTATCGAAAATGCTATTTTAGCTGGTAACCACGACAATGGTGTTTATTCATCAGGAGCGTTTGCTGGGCTATTAAATATGGCTGACGGTGATAACCACGAAACTTCAGACGGTGCTTCTGGATTCGCAGCAACTGATGCAGTTACAGCAGCTGACCTATTAGCCATGAGAAAGAACATGGGTAAATATGGTATCAATCCTTCAGAAATTGTTTACATTGTCTCACAAGACGTGTACTACAACTTACTAGAAGATGCTGAGTTCCAAGATGCTAACCTAGTTGGCGACATGGCAACAAAACTATCAGGCGAAATCGGACAAGTATTCGGATCAAGAGTAATCATGTGTGATGAATTCGCAACTAAAGCAGCTGGTAAATATGGCGCAATCGCTGTATACCCAAGAAACTATGTAATGCCAAGATTAAGAGGTGTTACAATAGAATCTGACTACGAAGTAGCTAATCAAAGAAGAGTCCTAGTGGCTTCTCAGAGATTAGGATTCACTGACTTAATTGACGGTGCAACTTCTAAGTGGGCATTTGCTTATAAAGGTAGCTAATACCTAATTACGGTTTTTGGTGGGTTACCTATAACCCACCACTTTATTATGGCAGATTTAATTACAGTAGCAGAATACAAAGATGCAGAGGGTCTCAGAGGAGAGAAGGATGACGACCGTCTTGCAGTTATAGTACCTCAGGTATCTGACTTAGTAAAGAAATATTGTGGAATAAGTTTTATAGATTTTTATAGCACAAGCAAAGTTGAGACTTTCTCAATGAACGATACAGCGACAACAACCGTAATTACGAGTGAGAGTCCGCTAGTAGAGGTTTCAAAAGTAGAAGAAAGAACAGCTTACTCAGAACCTTATGTAGAATTGACGACAGGTAACTATGAATACTATGTTGATACTGAATCTGATGCGATAATCAGAACACATACGAGTGGAAATCCCAAAAATTGGGCAAAAGGTATGGGGGCAGTCAGAATTACATACAAAGCTGGATATGCCACTACTCCTAAAGATTTACAATTAGCACTCTTTGACTTAGTAAATTACTATATGAGAGACGAACACAAAGAAAGAAGAACATTAGGTGGCGCGCAAGTACAAAATCAAGGAACTTCGGGTATAAGAACTTCTTCAGATTTTCCAGACCACATAAAAAGAGTACTGGATTTATATAGAGTAGTAATTTAATGGCTCTTGATACAATGTTTGGAGAAATTGATAAATTTCTCGCACATTATCCAGGGTCTAAAGTATCTACAAAGAATCAGAGTAAAAGATATATTACAGAAAGCTTTTATACTCAAGAATGGATAGTTAATTATATTGTAACAGAAGTAGCACTATATTTGAGAAAACAACCTAGAGGATTAAATGCTAAAGAATGGCGACTAATAAAACCTAGATTAGAAAGAATAGCGGCGCAGGGTTACACTAAAAGAATGGGTGTGAACTTGTTAAAAGGGAAGTACAAATCTGCAGGATTTGATGTTTTAGCAAGTACTCTAAAAAAGGATAAAGCTACGGGAGTTGATTTACCTATAGACAGAAGGTACGATCCATCTGCTGGTAATCAAGTTACTATTCATTCTCAAGGTAGAGACTATAAAGTAAGATTTTATCAAAATTTTACTATGTATAAGTCACCTTCAGACGCTGATTTACCGATAATTAAAGATGTTCTGAAAATGATAATGGGACATACTGCTAATGGACTGCATGCGGATGCAAAGAAATATGCAAATCAGTATCAAGATGACTCGGGAACAGATGCTTCTCAACATTTTAATACTACAAAAGGGGCAAGAAGATTTATTCCTGTTAGAGCGGCACAGCATCAAAGACACCATGCTGTTACAAAAGCCCAAGCTTCTAACGCAGGGTTTGCAGGTAGCGATGCAGGAGCAAGAAACGATTCTACTGCAAGACTAGTAGACTTTTTAGAATCAGCTTTTGATCCTCTTATGAAAGGTGAAATATCAGCTAGGCCTGGAAGTAAGAAAGAACTAGCACTAAATAAAGTTCAGTATGATATTAATACTGCTTTTAACTCTGCATATAAGTTAAGAGGTATTAACAAGATTGATATATTTGATAGGCAGGGAGAAGGTGTTGTAGCACTAAAATCTGTAATTATTACTGTTGTTTTAGGACACCAAGATAAAAAAGCTCTAGCAAAATATGCTGATAAAGGGGATGGATTAGATGGAACAGGGTTAGATGGATTTTTTGCAGATTTATATACTAAATTAGCGAAAAATTATAATCCTACTGAAAAAGGCTCACTTTCTTTAGTAGAAATGGCTGAAAGAGGTGTCTTTGCAAAAGTAGCAATGAGTATGAAAACTTCAAGTGGTATGCCCGACATGCGCTTTAAGATAAATAAAAAACTTTTTGCAGATGCAAAATATAAACACAAAGAAGAAAGTAAAGCAAGAGGTGTTACTGGAAAAGGGAAGAAAGCAAAGAAAAGAGTAGTATCGGGAGCAGCGTTAAGACAGGTTAAGTACGGAGGCGGCAAGGAAGCAAGAATGCGTACTGAAGATAATCCTTTAGCATTAGAAGCCTTGTTAAATGAAGCACTACCAAAAGTTGTTGCTTCAAAAATGACAAGCCCTGCACTAAACTTTAGGTCAGGAAGATTTGCAAGTAGTGCAAGAGCAGAAGATGTTATGGTAGGCCCAAGAGGCGGTGTAAATGTAAACTATACTTATATGAGAGACCCATATGAGACTTTTGAACCAGGCAACGCACAAGGTAGCACACAAAGAGACCCAAGAAAGATTATTGGGGAGTCTGTAAGAGAAATCGCACAGAGTATAATAGGAGATAGATTCCTTAGAGTTAGGAGAGTATAATGGAAAGCAGTTTAGCAAGGAAACACACCACGCGTAGACGCGCCATTGTAGAAGCTCTAGCTATGGAACTAGAACAAATAAACGGAAGCCCACCATTTAGGTCAGCTGTTTCTAAAGTAGAACGCAGACTAAAATTTTGGGATGAAGTTACAGAGTTCCCGACTATACATATAGGAGCAGGAGCCGAAACTCGTGAATATGACGGTGGTGGGTTTAGGTTTAGATTTTTAAGATTAACAGTTCGATGTTATGTTTCTGATGATGATGATGTCATTGAAGCACTCGAAGAATTGTTAGAAGATGTTGAAACAGTACTAGAGGATAAAGATCCCTTAACGTACTACGACTCAACAGGAGCATCTCAAGGAACAGTTCAAACAACTATTGGAACTGTTACTACAGATGAAGGAGTACTCGAACCTCTCGGTGTAGGTGAAATTACAATCGAGATTCGATATTAAATAGGAGAAAAGATATGGCATTTTTCTTTAGTAGAGATACCAAAGTATTTATGGAATGGTCAGAAGATGGAACTGCCGGAACTACAGCGTTATTTGAATTACCTGTATTAGACGGTTTCTCTTTTAGCCAAGGAACAAATACTTCGGAAGTCACACTGAACGAAGCCGCAAACTCATCAGGCTACAGTAAAAGAGGTAGAGCAATGTTTACTGACTCTTTTGCACCAGCTGAATGGAGCTTCAGTACATATATGAGACCTACTAAGTCAGGCAGTAATGCTAAAATGGCTAGTGGAGATCATGCTGATAGTGGCGCACATTATGCAGTCGAGGGTCCTTTATGGGCCGCTATGTCTGCAAATACTTATGACAAGGCTATGGGTGGCGACTATGCAGGCGACACGGCAAAAGCTGAGTTTAACTTTGCCAACTCTAACCAAGTAACTCTTGGCGACTTCAACATGTACTTTGTACTTGGAGCAGCTAAGGATACTAATACAGAAGTGTATGCAACAGGAACAGAAGGCGTAACAGTTTATAAACTAGCTAATTGTTCAGTTGGGTCAGCATCAATTGATTTTGATATTGACGGTATTGCACAAGTTGGATGGTCAGGAAATGGTAAAACAGTTGAAGAAGTTGCAAGTATTAATACAGCAGCGACTGGAACAACAACCAAAGGTTTAATTAGAGAAGGAGTTGATACAACTACTAACTATATTAGACAAAAATTAACAGACTTAGCAATCAGCTTCGATGTATCAGAATCAACAGGTACATTAGGCGCATTAAATGTTGACGGTAGTGATGTAACTTACGGTGTTACATTAACAGGTGGTAATATTACAATTGAAAATAATCTTACTTACCTAACCCCAGATACATTAGGTTCTGTTAATGTCCCATTAGGACACGTAATGGGCACAAGATCCGTATCAGGTAACTTTACTTGTTACTTAAATGATACAGCAAATGGATCATTAGATTTATTTGAAAGATTACAGGAATCAAGAGGAGTTATTACTAACGCTTTTGACTTAACATTTAGTATTGGTGGCTCAGGCCAGACACCTAGATGTAATGTTGAAGTAGGGAAAGCCCACCTTGAATTACCACAGCATAGTTTTGACGATGTTGTATCTGTTGACGTAGCCTTCCATGGTTTACCATCAGATTTATCATCAGGAACTGCTGCTAGCGCAACAAACGAAGTAAAAGTTACTTACGTAGGTGCGTAATTAAATTAAACTAACGGGAGGCTTCGGCCTCCCACTTTATAGGAATAAGAATGGAAGAAAAGAAAGTAAAATCAGTATCACTGAAGAGTTTGTTAACTCCAAGCAAAACAGTTGGTATCGAGTTTCCAGGAATGGAAGGTTTCGAAATCAGACTAACATATTTAGCAAGAGAAGAATTGCTAAAACTCAGAAACAGAAGTGTAAAACAGGTTCTAAATAAAAGGACAAGGGCTTACGAAGAACAGCTTGATAATGACAAATTCTTAGTAGAATATTCTAAGGCAGTCATCAAGGGCTGGACAGGCTTAAAATATAAGTACTTAGAAGAGCTTCTATTAGTAGATATTAGTGCGGTAAACCCAGAAGATACACTTGAGTTTTCAGTAGAAAACGCAGAACTTATGGTTAAGAATTCTAGCGAATTTGATAACTGGGTATCTGAAATGTTGGGCGATCTAGAAAATTTTACAAAGAGCAAGTAGAATATATACTTGCTCTCATAAAAAGACAATATAAAGATAAAAATATTGACATAGATAAATACCTCGCTATTTGTGAGCAAACAGGAGAAGAACCTGACCCTGATAGAATGCCACCTGCCATGGATATGTATCCATACGAAGTGCAGATGGCATTTTTTATATACAGTATGTTACAAGATGTATGGGAAGGGATGAATGGTATGTACATGGGTAAAAGCATGGCAGGACTCATGGATTTGCTCGATATTTACGAAATCGAAGATAAGAAAACTGTAGTCTATTTTGTGAAAGCAATAGACGGAGAACGCGGAAGTGCAATAAACGAAGAAGTTAAAAGAAAGCACGACGCCGATAAAAGAAAAGCGAGAACAAAGTAAATGGCAGGAAAGAAAACAAAAGGCGGTTCAGTTGATTTTAAGGTCACTGCTAGTGGCCTTAATAAGGTTGATAAAGACGCTAAAAAAGCAGGTAGTTCATTTAATACCTTAGACAAAAATGCAAGGTCGGCAGATAGAGGCATGAAAGGTGCTTCTAATATGTCATCTAATGCAACCAAAAACTTCAGTAAAATGTCACAAGGCATCACTGGAGGGCTTGTTCCTGCATACGCTACTTTAGCCGCTCAGTTATTTGCACTTGATGCTTTATTTAGATTCTTAAGAGAAGCCGCTGACTTTAGAGTATTACAACAAGGTCAAGAGTTGTTTGCAGCTTCAACAGGTAGAGCAATGAGAACTCTATCTAGAGATATTCAAGCAGCAACTTCCGCTCAAATTACCTTCAAGGAAGCTTCACAAGCTACCGCGATAGGTTTGTCCGCAGGACTCTCCCCAAGTATGTTAAAAGAACTAGGACAAGCAGCTAGAACGGTTTCTGTTGCTTTGGGTAGAGATACAACAGACTCTTTTAACAGGCTTATTCGTGGTGTGACTAAAGCGGAACCAGAACTCTTGGACGAATTAGGTATCATACTTAGATTAGAAGAAGCTACAACTCGTTATGCCGCATCTCTGGGGCTTAACAAAAATCAATTAACCACTTTCCAAAAATCACAAGCAGTTGCAAATGAAGTACTCAGACAGGCAGAAAGCCGTTATGGTGCTATTGCAGATAGAATAGGAGACGATTCAGTTAACCAATTGAACAAACTAATGGTCGCCTTTGACGAGGTTCTAAATAAAGCAAGAGAATTTATAGGCCCAATTGCAGAATTTTTTGGTAAATTCTTAACAGAAAATATTGAATCAGCAACAGCTGCTATTGGTGTATTTGCGGCTTCAATCACTGGAGGACTAATAAGTCAGGCTTTACCCAATCTTGGAACTGAAGCAGTAAAACAAGCAACAGCTGTAGCAGGGTCAGGAGATTTGAGAGTATCTAAGATGATGTCTAAAAAGAGAATCAAAAGACTATCATCTGGCACAGGAACAAAAGCAGATATTGCAGCTTATTCTAAAGCTGTTAGTGCTAAAGAATCTATAATGATTAAGTTCGAAAATAATAGTCGTGCAGAACATTTAAAAACAGTAAAAATTCTAAGAGCACAAAATGCTAGAATGGTTGCAGATCAGAGTAGAGGTTTTGAAAGAATGAAAAATAATTTCAAAGCCGACCTTTATGAAATGCAAGCAGTACACGGTCAAGTCATGGGATCTATGAAGATGGCAGGTGTGGCGTTTGGTAGAGCTATGAATGGTATTATGAGAATGGCAGGTTTTATTGGTATCGCTGTTATGATATTTCAAATGGGTAAACAACTCGTTGATATGTTTAGAGATATAGATGAAGAACAACAAAAAGCAATAGAAAAAACTGAAGAACATACTGAATCTATGAAAAGTCTGTCTGAAGAAATAGGTAAAACTGCTAATTTTTTCAGAGAAGATTTATTTGCAGGAGCAGAAGAAAGAATAAGAGCAGTTGGCGGAGCTTTCCAAAGTGCTGATATCGCTGCTCAAATAGATCAAACAGAAAGATCGTTTTATGTACTTGGTCGTGATAGTGATGCTGTCAAAGAAAATATAGGCGGACTTCAGATGGTCGCTTTACAACTAGGACATTTTGATGAAAGATTTATAGAGTTTGCAAGATTACTAGAAACAAACCCTGTAGCTGCTTTCAATATGGCTAATGAGTTAAAACTATTCTCTGACGATGCAATAAGAGCAGGGCAGTCAGTAGATAGTATGACTAGAGCCCAAGCTAACTTTACAAAACAATTTAATGCTTTCGTACAAAAAGGAACAAAGATTCCTTTCCAAGATATTGTAATGTCTTTAAATGAATATCAAAAAGAACAATATGCATTTAAAGAGTCAACTCAACTTTCAACAGAAGAACAAGCTAGAGCAAATGCAGAATATCAAATAACTCTACTAAGACTAGAAGGATTTGTTACCATGTTTAAACTTGCAACAGCTAGACAGATGGAGTTTGTAGAAGCTCAAAGAAGAGGTCTTACTGCAGGAACTGCATTATTTGGTGCTAAACAAGATATTAAAAACTCATTAAAATTAGCAGGACAAATTAATACTATACTAGCTCAAAGAGAAGATATTATGGGCAAACAAATGGCAATAGAGAACATGAACGAAAGCATGGAAAAAGACTTTGCCAAACAAAAATTAAAATTTGCAGAACAACAACTAAAACTAGAAAAAGAAAGACTTGCTATGATGATAGCAGAGCAGAACAAATTTATAAGTGCTTTTGGAAAAGCAGCCGAAGCTTTTGGAAACGAATTTGGAACCACATTAGGAAAAGTATTTAGAGGCGAAAGCGTCAGTATGAAAGAATTTGGTAAGAGTATGGTAAAAGTACTTACAGATTCTTTAGGTAAAGCACTAGCAGATAGAATTATGAGAATCTCTTATAGAGGAACTCCATTAGACCCTGATGTACAAATGAAAAAATACTCTACACAAGTAGAAGAAATGCTTGAACAAAAAGGAAGAGATACTGCAAAAAAAATGCAAGCAGCTGGAAATGATAATGCTAATAATGCTTATAAAGCTTTAGATACAGGCGGTAAAGATGCAAGTGTAAATCTATATAAAGCATTTGACGAAGGCGGTGCAGATGCTTCAAAAAGTATTTACGATAGAATGATAGCTGCTGCAAACTACCATTCATACAAAATAAAAACTGCCGAAAGAGACATCATGATAGCAGAAAGAAATAGACTTGAGTTAACTAAAAAAGATATAGACAACGAAATTGCTACGAATAATGTTCTGCTAGGTTCAGGTGGTATGGAAGGCATGAGAAAGGAACAGTACGACATACGAACAGCCATTGAGAAAGCCGCCCATGGTGTATACGGGGACTACACATCTACTGCTAATTCAAAGTACGGAGATAGGAACTATTCAGGCTCTATCATAAAGATGATTAACGCCCAGTTCGACTCAGTAAGAGACTTTGAAGGATATTCAGGTGGATTCGGAGATAAGCGAAAATCTCTTAACAACGATATTACTGCTGCTAAGTTGGATGCTGTACTTGGAATACAGAGTGGTGATATGGGGAGGGCAAGATCAGGATTAGAATCATACCAAAATCTAGACCCAAGAATCCTTGATGGATTAAAAGATACAAAAATTGGCCAATTCTTTGCGGTGGTAGAAAAACATTTAAGCACTTATGAAGCCAACGAAAGGGCACTAAAGGGAGGAGTAAAAACTGCTAAAGAGTACGAAAAAATTAATAGCGATTTAACAAAAACATCCCTTAACCTAGACAACTCTATAAAAGACTTAGACACTAGAATAGACAAAACTGGACTCAAAGATCTTGAGTTTTCAGATCCAAGTAATACTAGCAGAGAGTTTAATCCAAACACTGGAGACTTTAATACAACTAATGAATCTACTGGTAACGAAGCAGGGGACGCTTATTCAGGTGGAGCTATAGGTGGTGGGGGTGCTGCAACTTTCATGGATCAAACTAAAGCTATGTTCCCTGCTCTAATGGGAACAGCAGAAGGATCAACACCAGCTTTTGGACAGTTTGGACAATCAGTAATGGAGTTTGGAACAGTTATAACTCAATTTGCTACTTTAACCGCACAAGGATTAGCACTAGCAGGAAAACAAGAAGAAGCTGCAGACATAATGATGGAAGTAGCAAAAATACAAATGGCACTAGCAGTTGCAGAAATGGCTATGAAAATAGGACAGTATCTAGACTTTATACCTGCTAGATATGGTGGAGTATTTAATGGTCAATCATTTGCTGGGGGAGGAATAGCAGAAGGACCAGAAGCTGGTTATAAAGCAACTCTTCACGGAACAGAAGCAGTAATTCCATTAGGAAATGACAGAAGTGTCCCTGTAAAAATGCAAGGCTCAGGTGGAAATAACAATGTAAATGTTACTGTAAATGTAGACCAAAATGGTAATGCAGATACTCTATTAACTGGAGATGGTGCAAGAGAACTAGGCAAAGTTATTGCATCAGTAGCACAAGATACAATTGCAAAAGAGCAACGATCAGGAGGACTTTTAAGTAGTATATAATGGCTTTAGGAATAATGCAAAATGATGGTTCAAATATCACTGGATTCTCTAGTGCTGTACAACCAGACAAATCACTAACAAGAACTAATAACCCAAGAACTTTTACAATTCAGTTTGGAGATGGTTATGAACAAAGAATAGCAAATGGTATAAATAATTTAGCACAAGAAATGGAAGTAACTTTTCAAACTCGACCAAAAGCAGAGATAGATGATCTTGTTGCTTTCTTTGAATCTTTGCAAGGAGTAAGTAAATTTAGATTTGACTTAGCGGATTCTAATGCAGGAAGCAATACTGAAACTATAAAAGTTGTATGTCAAGAATGGAGCCAAACTTGGGAGTATGATGACTATTACTCTTTAAATGCGACATTCAGGAGAGTTTACGAAGCATAATGTCAGAGAAAATAATAGTAAAGGACTTGCAAAAACAAGACCCAGGCTCAGCATTGGTACATCTATACGAGATAGAGTACAAAGATGATGAGTTTGCATATTTTCATGATGGATTAGACGCAAGTCTAAGTGAAGTAACTATGCTTGATTATAGTAATAATAGTCAAACAAATACTTACAAAGCACTACCTATAGAATTTAAGGGACTAGATAGAACAGCGGCAACAAAGCTTCCAGCACCTACAATGGCTTTTGCAAATGCTTTATCAGTATTTGGTTTAGCAGTAGATAGTATAGACTATGAAGATTTTGCAGGAAAAAGAGTTGTAAGAAGAACTACTTTACGAAAATATTTAAAAAGTGAAGGAGATAGTAATTCACCACCTATTGAATACCCAAGAGATGTATACTATATTGATTCTCTAAAACAAAGAACAAAACAAGTTCTTGTATTTCAATTGCAAGTTCCTTTTGATTTACAAGGAGTAAAATTACCAAAAAGAACTGTTGTACCTAACAGATGTCCATGGATATATCAAGGAGCAAGTGAACACACAGAAAATCCTGAATATAAAAGAGCAAGAAGTGGGTGTACTTGGCATATAGAAAGCAAATATAATCCAAGTTATAATAATACTGTAGCAGGACAAAATGTAGAGTATACAGTATATGTAAATCAAGATGATGAGTATCTAGTACCAAGTAGTACTAGTTTTTCTACTAGCGTAGGAAATATAACTAAGGGAAACTATTATAGCACTACTTCTAGTATAAGAAGATTTAACCTAGATGGAACGGTATCTACTGTAACTGTAAATAATTATTGGCAGGCAACAGTAACAAATTCTAGTCCAGGAACGGTTTCCGATACTAATAGTAATTTTAAGAGAGTAAGAGTCTATGGCGCTTATTCTCATGGTACAACTTATTTTGCTTATGAAGATGATAAGTATAATGATTATGTCACTTTTACTGATAATACTGCAGCAGCAGGGCATGAAACATATCAAAAAACATTACTATGGAAAACAAGAAAGACTAATGATAGTATTGCACCTGCCCACAGTTTACAATGGGAAAGAGGAGATATATGTAGTAAATCCTTAGACGGATGTGGAATGAGATTTGGATTTAATCCAAAAACAGCAAGTAGTTCAAGTACTACTGGTAATCCAGATTTTAGTACAACAGTTGTAATTCCTTTCGGGGGATTTCCAGGGACAAAGGCGTTCAACTAATGTTAGATTCAATATATGAAGCAGCTAAAGAAAGAGCACCAGAAGAAATGTGTGGAATTGTTACTGTTGATAATGAATTTATCGAATTTGAGAATATTGCAGATGATAAAAAATCACACTTTAAAATGGACGCAATAGCTTTCGGTATATATCAATTAAATTCAAAAATAAAATATGTTGTCCATAGTCACTACGACTCAAAATGTAATCCGAGTCAACATGATATTGATAACTGCAACTCGGTAGGTATACCATATTTAATCGTGTCCTACCCAGAAAAAGACTACTGCATAGTGGAGCCAAAATGACAAAAGTACATTTATTAGGAAAAGCTGGAAAGAAGTTCGGCGAACATTTTAACTTAGAAGTAAAACATACTAAGCAATTGCTTAGGGCTATTGCTGTCCAAAGAAAAGGGTTTTACAACTTTTTTACTGAAGAAAACGAAAAAGGTATAGACTATGTAATAAAAAGAGGAAGTGAATTTTTAAGAGAAGGAGAGGAAACTCTAAGTTTTGGTAGTGATGATGTGTTCATCATGCCAGTTCCTCAAGGTTCTCTTAGTGACGGAGCAAAAAGAGACTTAGGTGCAATACTAACAGTAATTGCAGTAATACTTGCATTCTTTGTAAACCCTGCCTTTTTAGCTTTAGCAGCTATAGGTAGTTATATTATGTTTGACGGAATGTTAGGACTACAAATGGATGATACACCTGCAAAAAATGATGAACCAGCAATATTTGGTGGACCACCAAATGTTGTAAAACAAGGTGTACCTATTCCTTTATGTTATGGTAAATTAGAAGTAACAGGCGCTCCAATAAACTTTGGGTTTACGGGAACAAGAATAAAACAAAATGGCGGTTGGGTAAATATTAATAACCCAGATCAACAAGATTATGGTAGCAGCGTAGGCGGCGGCGGTGGCGGCGGTGGTAATGCTGCAGTAAAGAGGCACTAAATGAGTACAAGTAGAGATAAAGATAGTACAGCATCAGGAATAGGCAGCGGCAAAGGGCCACTGCAAGATACTAACAGACAGTCTTTTATAGACCAGTCTGCGATTGTTTATGATGCTATTTCAGAAGGAGAAATTGAAGGTTTAGTAGATGGTGCATACACTATCTATTTAAATGGAACTCCAGTACTAGATAAAACTTATAGTGTTCAATACTCAGCAAAACAAAGTTCAAATATATCATATACTGCAAGTACAGGTACTATTACAGATAATGAAACCGCAAACATGTTTACAGGATTATCAACTGATGACGGTTCTAGATTTATAAGAATAGATGGGGGAGCTGCAGTAGGTAACTCCAATGTAGTAGCAAATACAGTAACTATAACACCTAGTTCAAGTAGTGGAATAACTTTTGCAAATACTCATGTAGACGGAAATATTACTACTCTAGTTGATATGCAACCTAAGATAAGAATCACAGGTGCAGGTCAAGACGGAGGAGTTCATGTAGCAACTATCACTTCTTTTAATTCAGGTAATGGAACAGTAAATATATCTCCACCACCAAAAACTACAGTCAATAACGCAACCACTACAATAGATTTAGTAGACCAAATAGCATCAATAGCAGGTAGTAATGCTACTATATCTCCTTCAGGACAAGGAGTAGATAGAGCAAATGTACCAGCTACAATGAGTTCTCCTGTTTTATCAGAAGATAGTAAACCTATATACAACTTTCAAAACTTTTCATATGCCTTTAGAACAGGTCATAGAAACCAAGACTTTGTAGTAACTCCTCAAGGAATAGGAACAGCAGCAGTAGGAATATCAGTAGGTCAAGACTTACCAGCCTCTACTCAATCTGCACTAGGAATGACAAGCGACCCTAGAAATGAAGCTGTATTAGATGATTTTGATGGAGATACATTAGATGCTCCAACACACGCAGGTATAAATATATCTTCAAGTCAATTTAATTTATCAGACCCCTCTATTATTGATCAACTTAAAATAACTTTTAACCATCCAACTGGACTATATAATAGTGACTCCGAAGATGGAGATAGTGGTCCTGCTTGGATAGAATTACGAGTAGTATTTTCTTACGAAAGGGATGGACAAACATTTGAAGAAACCATATTTGGATTAGATGATATGGCTGCCTTAAATAGAGAGAAAGGTGGAACAAGACCACATGGTAGCGGATCATTTAGTGGTGCAGCAAACTATAGCGCACACAATGGCATAATATACGATAAAATATCAACTCAGTTTGCAACTACCTTTAGTTTTGATACTGAAAAATTTCAACCCTTTGATAACTTTACAATAAAATTAAGAAGGTACACTCCTCTAAACTATGAAATAAGTAATAAATCTTATCATAATGCACTTCAGGTAGGTTTTATAGAGGCTATTGTAGAAGATAAACTAAATTACCCATATACTGCGTATGCAGCTGTAATGGTAGATTCTAAAGATAATACGACAGTTCCTAAAAGAAGCTATGAAGTTAGAGGAATTAAATGTAAAGTTCCAACTAATTACATTCCAAGCGATGTATTAGATGCAAATGGAAATAGAACTGAAACAGCTTCTTATAATAGAAATATTACTACAGGAGTAGCAGAAAGTACTTATCAAGATTGGGATGGTAAATTTAGAGGAGATAAAAAAGCGTTTCCAACACCAACAGACCCTAATCATAATTCTGTATATACAAATAATCCAGCATGGATTTTTTATGACTTACTAACTAATGAAAGATATGGACTAGGTCAGTATATGTATAAAGATTATACAGATAATTTAATAGATACATACCAATTATTCGAACTTGCAAAATACTGTGATGAACTTGTACCAGACGGAAAAGGCGGAACAGAACCAAGATTCAGTGCTAATATTTATATTTCAAAAACTACAGAAGCTATAAAAGTAATGAAAGATTTACTTACTGTATTTAGAGGAATATTAATATGGCATGATGGAGAAGTATCTATAAACATGCAACAAGAAAAAGCTCCTCTATATACTTTTACTAAAGGCAATATAGTAGCAGGAGAGTTTGCATATTCATACCCTTCTAGACGAGTACAAGCCAATCAAATAAGAGTGACTTGGAATGACCCAGATAATCATTATTTACAAACAGTAGAACTAGTAGAAGATACAACAAATATTGCTGAAACCAGGCAAATAACATCTAAAGCAACAGTTGCTTATGGGTGTACATCACAAGCACAAGCACATAGAGTTGGTAAATTCCACTTACTAACAGAAACTCGAGATAGCGAAATTGTAAGTTTTGCTTCAGGCATTGGCGGACAATTACTAAGACCAGGAGATTTAATTGAAATACAAGACTCAGATAGAGATAATGTTCAATTAAGTGGTAGAGTATCAAGCGGAGCAACAACAACAGTTATTCCTGTAGATAGAACAGTAGCATTAAGCAGTGCTGCAAATGCTGATTTAACTTTAATATTCCCTAAATCAGGGGCGTATCTTGCACAACCAAATGCAACTATAGGTAGTGTTACTTATAATCAGGGAGACTTAATTCTTCAAGGAAAAAATGTGTCAGATGCTCTATACAATTTAGATTCGCAAGAAGACTCTGTAAATGCACGAGACGATAGTGGAAATGTATTAGACATCGCATGGTCAGAAGATACTAGAATAGAGACAAAAGCAATTAGTTCTTACAATGCAACTCATGTAGTTGTAGGTTCAGCATTTAGTTCTGCACCAACTGAGGAAGTAATTTTTGCTATATCACAGACAACAGCAGCAGGAGAAAAATTAGCAGGGTCACCAAAACAATATAGTATTGTTGAAATAAAAGAACAAGAAGATAAATCTTTTGCTATTTCAGCAGCTAGACAATCAGAGGGTAAATTCGATGAAGTAGATAGAGGGTGGAAACTTTCTAATATTCCTGATGTATTAAGACCTCCTAAATCCGAAGATGGAGTACCACAACCAAGAAGTTATCAATTAAAATTAGTAAAAGGAATACGAGATAATGATGATGAAACAAGGGTAACTAGTTCGGATGAACAAAGATTTACACCTCCTTCATTAGATGTATATTGGTCACCACCATTAAGTCAAAGAAAAGATTTAAATGATGTTCAGATAGAAACTCCTTACGAGCATATTCAACACTATGAGATAGAACATAATTTATATACTAACTCTGTAACAGCGGGTAAAGAAAGTTTTCAAAAGGTTGCAGTATCTCCTGATGTAAGAAGTTTTACTTTTGATAATATACCAAAAGCAGGTACGTTTATAGTAAGAATCAGAACTGTAGCAACGAATGGAGCACCTTCTCCATATGTTCAAAGAAGAATAACTATTAACCCTGAAAAACCAGCAAAAAATTTAGAGCCATATGTAAGAAAAGGCGGAATGTTAACAACTGGTTTTAATATAGACAGTTCAAATGCATTAGTGCAGTTTACAGAAAGCACTTATAATTTTACTCCAGCAGAATCAGATTTACAAACAATAACAGTCACAAGCGGTACAACTGCTCAAACTTCATGTAGCTTTTCAAACTTAGCTAGTGGAAAGACTGGTTATCTATTGTGGGATTATAGTGATACTACTGACCCACTAAAAGCGATAGAATATGTAAAAGATAATACTGGTGCTGACTTATTCAGATATTCAAAAAATTTAGACGCAACTGCTTTTGTACAAAAGACAGGAACAGCAAATGTTGTTGCAGGAAATACAGTTGTTATAGGAACAGGAACAAATTTCTTAACAGAGTACGAAGCTGGAGATATGTTCATATATGATAGTGGAACTACAAGATTTATAGCAACAGTTAACCATATTCATAGTAACACAGCTCTTGAAGTAGCGTATACTCCAACAGCAAACTTAACAAACAAAAATGTATTCTCACAAAGAATACAACCAAACTTTATCAAAGATACTATTATTGGAGAAGTAGCTAATACAAGCGGTACTTTCTCTATAGTAAACTATGCTAGTGGTAACAAGGGTACAGATGCATACTCTGTAAATGGTACAAATGAAAACCATAACTTCCCTTCAGCTTCAAACGGAACAGTAAGTGATTTCTCTAGTTTCTCAAATATCTACTCAATCAAAAAAGGCTCAGTAACATTAGCATTTGCAAGTAGTGGTACTGCCCTTAATACTTTTGGGTTATCAAAGGCAGATACAAATTGTACTTCAGCAATCAACTCCTCAACAGGAGAAATAACTGTTAGTGCAATAACACAAACAACAGCTAAAATTACAGTCACAATTACGGATAGATACACAGGTGAAACAATCGGAACAAGAGTTATTTCACTAGGTAAAAGTATACCAGGAGCAGCTGGAGCAGGTACAGATTCAAGAACTGTTAACCTAACAGCGTCAGACTTCTCTATTATTTACAACTCTGGTGGAACAAGTCCAAGCCCAAGTAGTACAATTACTTTGACAGCAACATCACAAAACTTTGATGACCCTTACTTTAAATTTACAGGGGATGGTATAAGTGATGAAACTTCTTACACAGATGGCTCAGGTGCGCAAGATACTTTTACATTTAGTGTACCAGCAAGCATAAATACTAGCCCTCAAACAGTTAGAGTAGGAGTAGCGGACGGTAACCAAGTAGAACTTGCTTTTGATAGTATTACTATCGCATCACTACAACAAGGAAGTGCAGGATATACTCCAATACTATCTAATGAAGCTCATACTTTTCCAGCAACAAAAGCAGGTGCAGTATCAGATTTTACAAACTCAGGAACATCAATAGAAGTATACAGAGGAGCAACAAGACTTACTCCAGTAGCAAACACAGGTACACCGGGAACAGACCAATTCTCAGTTACAACTAACTCTGATACTAATATTACAGTAGGTAGTTATACACTTAACACTGCATCAGCACATGCTAATGTAACGATTGGCAATCATAGTTCTTTCACAACCTCAGCTAATACTGCAGAGATAGAATACTCTATAAATATAGAAAATGAACTCACAGTAACAAAAGCACAAACTTTCACAAAATCAAAAGAAGGAGATGATGGAGCTGCAGGGGGCACTGGCCCAAGAACTGCTACTGGTTACATTTTCTATCAATCATCAAGTTCGAGTTCACCAGGTAATCCTTCAAACGCAGGAATATCATACAGCTTTAGCACTAGCTTATTAAGCGGTGGTGTAATTGGTACAGGTGGTACAAATTGGAATCAAATACAACCTACATACACAGGTAGCAACTCTAATAAATATTGGTATGCATACTTTAGTGTTGTTGAAGATGAATTTAATGATAGTACACCAACGATTACATTCTCACAAGCCTATCAAGGACAGAACTTTACAGGTCTTGTAACATTTACAGGAACTAACTCAATAACAGATGGTACTAACACTCATACAGGAATCACATCTTCAGATCTAGGTTCAAGTGGTACTACTACAATTGATGGGGGAAGAATTACAACAGGAACAATTGATGCTGCACGAATAAATATTGCAGGTAAAGATATATCTGACCTAAATAACGATTCTGGATTTACAGACGATGATAAAGCAAATTCAGCCTTTACACAAGCTAACTCAGCATTTTCCAAAGGTAATACAGCACATACAGCAGCTAACTCAGCATTTGGACAAGCAAACTCAGCATTTTCCAAAGGTAATACAGCACATACAGCAGCTAATTCAGCACATGCTGCAGCAAACACAAAAGTAACCCATGCCGCAGTTAACTCATCATCAACTATAGTAGGTGGTGGAATAGGTGGATGGAGCATAACAACTTACCATATAGCAGGTGGAGGTATTGTAGGAAACTTTACAACAAACGATAACACACAAGGCAATGCTTCATTCTTAAACACAGGGGGCCTTTTACTAGGGTCAGACGGTTTTATTTCTGCAAATCAATTTTATATAGACACTGCAGGTAACGCTAAATTTAAAGGAGAACTACAAGCTGCAACAGGAAGTTTTAGCGGAAGTATATCAGTAGGTGCATTTAACACAGCAGCTGGAAGTTCCACTTTATCAGGCACAGTTAATAGTGCATTTACACAAGCAAACTCAGCCTTTACACAAGCTAACTCAGCATTTGGACAAGCAAACTCAGCTTTTGGTCAAGCAAATTCAGCTTTTGGTCAAGCAAATACTGCTACAACAAATGCCGCATCAGCAGATACAAAAGCGGGCAACGCTTTTACACAAGCTAATACTGCTACTACTAACGCAGCCTCGGCTGATACAAAAGCAGGTAATGCTTTCGGTCAAGCTAACACGGCTACGACTAATGCAGCCGCGGCTGATACAAAAGCGGGCAATGCATATGGGCAGGCTAACACAGCTACTACCAATGCTGCCTCGGCAGACACAAAAGCAGGTAATGCTTATGGACAAGCCAATACTGCAACAACAAATGCAGCAGCTGCAGATACAAAAGCAGGCAATGCATACGGTCAAGCGAATACTGCAACTACCAATGCAGCAACTGCTCAAAGTACCGCAGACTCAAAAGTTACTCACGCCGCAGTAAATGCTTCATCAACAGTAGTTGGCGGAGGTATTGGTGGTTGGTCAATCAGTCAATATCACTTAGCAGGTGGTGGAATCGTAGGTAACTTTACTACTACTGATAGTACGCAAGGTAATAATGCTTTCTTAAATACAGGTGGTATATTACTAGGATCGGATGGATTTATATCTGCTAATACATTTATGATTGATACAGCAGGTAATGCAAAATTCAAAGGTACACTTGAAGGAGATGACATAGTAGTAAATGGTACACTTGTAGTGCCTTCATCTGGTGCCAATGTATCTGGTAGTACTGTAGGTAGCTGGTCTACCAACACTATGGATAACAAACATATTGTAAGTGTAGGTAGTGGCCCGGGCTTTTATCAAGGATTTGTAAGATTGACTGGTGGAACAAACCATGTTAAGACTATTAGTATTCAAGCAAGAACAGGTAGTTCTACTGCAAGTGACGGAACATTAATTTATGAAACTCCTAGGGTAGACCAATATACAGCAGGTAACTTATCAGAAGGTAGACTATTCTCTAGTGCACAAACAGCTAATATGCCGATTGCATTTACATATACAGGCTCCGGTAATGTATCAATGTTTATAAGAGCTCAAGCAGATACGGGGCCAGATACAGTAGGTTCAGCGGAAGCAAGATTTATCAAGTTTGGAACAACAGATCCAGTATTTAGTTTTGCAAACCAAACAGGTGTAGCATTAA